TCTGGCTGGGGCTTCTGGCCGAGAATGGCAGCATCATCGCTGATCCCGTTCAGGCCTTCTCTGGTCGCCTTGATGTCCCAGAAATCAAGGATGACGCGGACACCTGCACGATTACGATCAGCTATGAAAGCCGGCTCATTGATCTCACCGTGGCGCGGACCTGGCGCTACACCCACGAAAGTCAGCAGGTGCTGCATCCAGGCGATCTCGGGTTTGAATATGTGACCGCGATCCAGGACAGAGAAATCACCTGGGGGCGGGGATAGACATGCCACGCGTTGAACACTGGGAACGCCTGCTTGCATCGGTGATCGACACCGCCCGCGAGCGACCCTTCATCTGGGGCCTCCATGACTGCCCGACCTTTGCCTTCGAGACACGGATGATCCTGACCGGCGGCGAGGATATCGCGGGCCTCTGGCGCGGGCGCTACACAACGCATCTCGGGGGCCTGCGTGTGATGCGCCGCCTTGGCTGGGCCTCAGTGGAGGGCATGGGGCGGGCGCTCTTGGGAGAACCACGCGCAACCCCACTTTTGGCGCAGCGCGGAGACATTGTGCTGACGGACACGGGGCTTGGCTTTGGCGTGGTGATCGGCGCCACCGCTGTTGGTCTCGCACCTGAGGGTCTCACCTTCGCGTCTCTGACGTCTTGCCGACTTGCCTGGCCCATCTGAACGCGACCCATTTAGACGAGACACTCCCCATGCCCTTCATCGTGACAGCGGTCACCGCGGTCGCGGGGGCGATTGGCGGCGTTTTGGCCGCCGGTGGCATTGGGGCTGCCCTCATTCGGATTGGGGGTACGCTGCTTCTCTCCTATGCAGCCCAAGCCTTGATGCCAAAGCCGCAGATGACGCTGCAGGCGCGGACGGTCACGGTGCGCGAGCCAGTGATGCCGCGCGATCTTGTTTACGGGCGCACCCGCAAAGGGGGTGTCATCGTCTTTCTGCATTCCTCCGGATCAGAAAACCAATACCTTGATCTGGTCATCGTCCTTGCGGCGCACCGGGTCAAATCGATTGGGGCCATCTACTTTGAAGGCGAGATGGCCCTAAGTGCTGCGGGCGTCACCCAAGGTCGCTGGGCCGGAAAAGCCCTTGTCGAAAAGAAACTCGGCACCGCCAACCAGACCGCCTTTGCGGGCCTCAAGGCAGCCTTGCCTGACAAATGGACCGAGAACCATCGTTTGCGGAGCTGTGCCGCGATCCGGTTGCGGCTCACCTATGACCAGGATGCCTTCCCGGGCGGCATTCCGAACATCACAGTGGATCTCGAGGGCAAAGACGACATCTATGACCCCCGCACAGAAACTCATGCCTATTCAGAAAACCCCGCGCTGTGCCTTGCCGATTACATGGCGCACCCTGAGTTCGGGATCCGGGCGGAGATCGGGGCGGCAGATGGCGTAGACCGGATGAGCCTCATTGAGGCGGCCAACATTTGTGATGAGGTGGTGGCCAAGGTCGGGGGTGGGACGGAGCCGCGATATGCCTGCAATGGGGTGATCTCGCTTTCCGAGCCTCCGAAGACGATCATTGAGGGGTTGCTCTCGTCTTTTGCCGGGCGATGCGCCTTCTCGGGCGGGGCCTGGCGCATCCATGCCGGCGCTTGGGCCGCGCCATCGGTGGCGCTGAACTCGGACCATGTCCGCGAAGGTGGCCTCACCTTGGCGACGCGCGTGACGATGTCGTCAAACTTCAACGCGGTTCGGGGCCAGTTTGTGAGCCCCGAGAATGACTGGCAGCCGGATGACTTCCCGGCCTATGCGAGTGATGTCTATCTCACCGAGGACGGAGAGGAGAGGCGGTGGCGCGATATCTCGCTGCCCTTCACGATCTCGGCCTCCATGGCGCAGCGGCTGGCCAAGATTGAACTTGAACGCGCCCGGCGGCAGATGACGGTGCGGCTCTCGGGCAAGCTCTCGGCCTGGGCCGCAACGGTGGGTGATGTGGTGACGCTCTCCTATGCGCGCTGGGGCTTTGCTGCCAAACCGTTTGAGGTGCATGGGGTTAGCCTTGATCTCACGGCCTCGGGTGACGGTGCGCTGTTGCTGCCGGAACTCGTGCTGCGTGAGACCTCGCCCTTGGTGTACGACTGGGCGGCCTCGGAAGCGCGGATTTATGCGGCAGCACCCCGCACCAACTTACCGTCGGCGCGGGATATCCCTGCGCCGGGGGTCCCGCTGGTCACTGAGGAGATCTATGTCACCCGCGACGGTGGCGGGCTCAAGGTTTTGGCGCGCGTCACTTGGGCCGCAGCACCTTCAGGTTTTGTCGCGGCCTATCAGCTGCAGGCACGCCTAGGCACGGGGGCTTGGCAGGATTATGGGCGGACCGATGGGACCAGCCTTGAGATCCGCGACATCGCGCCGGGCGGCTGGTCTTTCCGGGTCAAGGCGGTCTCGGTGCTTGGGGTCTCATCGAGTTGGCAGACGAGCACAGTAGAGATCCTTGGCCTGACGGCACCGCCAGCTCAGCTTGAGAACGTGACGCTGCAAACGGCTGGCGGGCTCGCGATCCTCAAATGGGCGCGCTCGGCCGATCCTGATGTGCGGGTGGGCGGCAATATCGTGATCCGGCATTCGAAGGAGGCAACTGCCACTTGGGCAGACAGCTATTCGATGGACCGGGTCGGCGGCGGTGAGGCGATTGCTGTCGTGCCCCTGAAGCCTGGCACTTATCTTCTGCGTGCAGAGGACAGCGGCGGGCGCGCCGGTCCCGAGGTGCGGGTCTCGACCAAGGGCGCGCAGGTGCTGGCCTTCTCGCCTTTGGGTATGCTGCAGGCTGATCCGGGGTTTGTGGGTTCAAAGACCGGGCTCATGGTTGCCACAGGCACTCTGACACTCGCCACGGCAACGGTAAATGGTGTGACGCAGGTGACGTCGTTGGAGGGGCAGTATGGCTTTGCCGCCGGGCTCGATCTTGGGGCGATCAAGCGTGTCCGACTTCGCTCAGAAATCGGTGTGGCGGCTCTGGCGCTCAACGACCGGATCGATGCACGCACCGCGCTCATGGACACATGGGCGGACTTTGATGGGGCCGCCGGGGCAGAGATCGATGTGCTCTTTGAGATCCGAGAGACCGATGACAACCCAAGTGCAAACCCCGTCTGGGGCCCCTGGGGGCGGCTCGACACCCATGAGATCGAGGCCCGCGCGGTTCAAGCGCGGGCCATCCTCTCGACGAAGGACGCCTCCTACACGCCCATCGTCACCCAATTGCGGCTCTATGCCGATGAGGTCGCCTGATGCCCCAGACATCCAGCTTTGTGATCGCGAACGATGCGGGCGCGGCCGTTCGTGCGCGCATCAATGAGGTGATAGCCGCGCTGCAATCAACGAGTTCAGGTTCTACGGCACCGGTAGCCACCACCGCGGGTATGCTCTGGGTCGATACCTCGGTCTCGCCGCCCGTCTTGCGTAGGCGCAATACCACGAACACCGGCTGGGACGCGCTTCTCGATGTAGCAGGCAATCTCGCCGGGCTCGCGAATACGGCCGTGGCGCGCACGAACCTTGGGCTCGGGACGATGGCGACCAAGTCTGCGGCGGATTATGACACCGCAATCGCAGAAAAGGCGGCGCTGTCTGGTGCGACCTTCACGGGCGTGGTCACGGCCCCGAACTTCGTCTCCTCATCAGATGTCCGCCTCAAATCTGAGGTCGTAACCATCTCAGGGGCACTCGCCATTGTCTCTGCGCTCCGGGGCGTGCGCTTCACTATGGATGGCAGCCGCCAGATCGGCGTCATTGCCCAGGAGGTCGAGGCTGTGCTGCCCGAAGTCGTACGCGACAACGAGGCGGGCCAGCTCTCTGTGGCCTACGGCAATATCACTGGCCTATTGATCGAGGCCGTCAAGGAACTCACCGCCCGGGTGGCGGCGCTTGAGGAGGCGCGCCCATGAATGACGGTGGGTTTATCGACATGATCAACTCGGCCTTTGGAGGCGCTGTGACCACGCTTATTGGCGCCTTTACCGGACGGCTCATGTGGCATTCGGGCGAAGTGAAGCTCGGCAACCGCCGCTTCTTCGGCAAGGAGCTCCTGTGGGAAATCCCCGTAGCCGTTGGCATGGCGCTGATCGGGGAGGCGGCCGCACGCTACATTGGCCTATCGCAGCCCGTCTCAACCGGGTTTGTTGCGACGCTTGCCTATCTCGGACCACGCGGGGCGGAGGCATTGCTGACCACTTGGATCGGCCGGCGCAAACCATAGGAAGCGCTGGCTTCTCGGCTCCGCCTTTGTCCAATTCATCAGAAGGCTTCGATCGACCTGGAAAACGCACCTCCGAAGATGCTGCAGGGGTTCTGTAGGTATGAACCTGGTTTGGGCGCTTGCTTTGGGCGCCTGCTTTTTGCTTGGTGGTCCTGACCCCAAAAGGCCAAATCTGCTGAGCGTCTCGTCACATGGTGGATTGTGCGGGGGCATCGGGCAGCTGACACGTCATAAAAAGCACAAGCTCATGCTTTAGAGTGTGCTCACGGATCCGGCGATGCCGCGTTCTTGGCGCCATGATGACGATCATAATACCATGAGGCCCGGCTTGATGTCTGGCGGTTGGCAGTGCATCTGGGATGCAATCTTAGGTCAGATTTGGAGGGTGGTATTGTGCGACGTCCTGATATTCCAGCTGTGCTCTCGAAACTTTCGGCATCCAGCAATCCCGTCGAAGTGATCCGCGACCTCGTGCTGCGTACGGGTGGCTTTTGGCAGGACACTGAGGAGGCGTCTGGTCTTTTTGAGATCCAGTTGGCGGGCATCACGGGGCTTGGATCCTCAGCGCAAGCGGCAGTCGAGGATTGGGTCATCCAAGCGCGCCGAACAAAGGTGGAGGACCTGCGGGTCGCCCTTGAAGAGGGCTAAGGCCGCCCAAGATAACAACGAGAGTTGCACGACACATGGCCGCCCCTTGGGCGGCCTTTCTTTTTGGAGATAGCCATGACGCCCTTCAACATCGCCCGCAGCTACATCGGTACGACCGAGGGGCCGGGCCTCGCCGACAACCCTGTCATCATGGAGATGTATGCCTCGGTCGGTCATACTCATGTGGAACATGACTCTGTAGCCTGGTGCGCAGCCTTTGTTGGACATTGCCTTGAGAGGGCAGGGATCCGCTCAACCCGCAAGCTGACGGCGCGGTCTTATCTCGAGTGGGGCGTCCCCATCGAGGTAGAAAACGCCCAGCAGGGCGACATCGGCGTGATCCCCCGCGGTACCTCCAGTTGGCAGGGCCACGTGTTCTTCATCGACCGGATCGAGGGACCATGGGTCTGGGGCCTGGGCGGCAACCAAGACGACGCCGTCAATGTGAAGCGTTATCCGGTCTCAAAGCTTCTGGGCGTTCGGCGGGCTGGGGATGTCGCGCCGCAAGTGGCAATGTCTGTCGAGGCCGTCCAGCGCCGTCTGAAGGAGCTTGGCTATCACGAGGTGGGTCAGATCGATGGAAAGATCGGGCCTCGTACGCGCGCCGGAATTCTGGCCTTCCGCGATGACAACGATCTTGCTCTGGTGCCGATCATTGATG